GATACATGGATGAAGAAACAAATGTTTCGTACAGAAACAGAAATGAGATTCTCTGTGTTATCTGATAATAAATATCCAACGAAAGCTGCAAAGTATTGGCAATCGGTAAGAGAACAAAATACACACTTTGAGAATTTAGTTCACTTATCTTTCGATGCTAGGAAGAATGAAGTTGAGATAAAGAAGCTACAAAGAGATATTAAAAAAGAAAAAGACCTATTAGATAAAGAACTTAAACAAGTAGAGCTAGAGGAAAAACTTTATGCTAAAGCACAAATGGAACTTGTTGCTAAACATAGAATGAGAGAAGTTGCTACTTGGTCTAAACTTAAAAAAGAGTTTGATGATGGTAACTTTGATAAGAGAGATGTGAACACGCACCAAGCTAAATCATATCTATTAAGATT